GTCATCAACTATTCGGTGATATAGTCGGAACCATTGTAAGCCACTCATGACGCAAACACTTGCGTGATGGTTCTGTGGCGTGTATTACTCAACATAGCGGTGCCTCCTAGATAGGCGTTGTTAGAGCGGGTCGAGTGCTTTGTGCTTTAAGCATTCCCCGCTCGCTCTTATATAACCGCATTCCGTGATTTATAAAAGCGAATTTATACATCATTGACCAGCGCACAGTTTTTCCGTATTATCCGCCGCTTGGTGCTCCTTACCAAAACAACCTTGGGTGGCTTCGGTCACCCATTTTTATTTGGTTTCTCGCAAATGGTAGTTAGGGAACAGCGCAACAAAGACAGCTCGGCGCAGGGGCCAATCCCTGACAACGACTCCCTTAACATCCTCAGTCACCAGCATACCATTTTCAATATACTCAAAATCCGACTTATATCCAACGCGCCGACCATTGGGATGCTTTAGCTGGCGACCATTGATGACGAACCAGTATTGCGGGTGGATAGTCAGATCAGTGATCTCCCCAGCCGCTTGCAATATGTGTAGCTCGTTGCAGCGTATGGCTTCCCGCTTACTATCATGCGTGTGACCAGCGCCACATTGTGCTTTGACAGCGCGGTATTTGCCGAATCGCTTCATGATCAATCAACTGCCCTGGCTGCAATTATGCGCTCGAGTGCATGAAACGCTGCCAGGTATGCGCCCAGCATTGGTTCGCTGCGTTTGTTTTTCCAGTTAGATAGCGTGACGCGAGTAATGCCAGCTTCGTTGGCGATCTCATAAGCCTTGATATTGTGATGCTTTGCCACAGCGTAAAGCTCTGCAATTGCGTGTGCGGTATAGTCCATTTAACTTTTCTTTCGATTTGCGATAAAAAACGCTTTTAATTCCCGTTCATGATGTTTACAAGGTATTTACAAAATAAAAAGGAAGCAACCATGCCGAAAGAAAAATGCACAGTTTGTGGTCACACCATGACCGACACATTTGAATGCTTGCCATGCGACTTTGTTGAGATGGCAATCAATGCTGGCGCTTGCCACGCAAACTATGGCGAACACCTAGCCGAGCTTATAGGTGACGTTATGACGATTCGGAATTGGTCAGCAGAACCGATCCGCTTTAAATTTCCACGTTTTGCATAAGGAGAATATCAATGCCAGTTCATAAAAAACTTAATGAGGCGCGAATTGCTTTTCACGAATTGCCGCTTAAAAAGTCAGGCCACAATACATTTGCGGGTTACAAATATTTTGAGTTAGGTGACTTTGTAATCCCAGCTTTACGCATTTTTAATGATGTAGGGCTTTGCGCGGTTATTAGCTTTGCTGAGAAGTTTGCTTCTATGAGCATCGTCGATGTAGAAGATGGTAGCCAGGTGATCATTCACAGCCCAATGGGTTCAGCCAATCTTAAAGGTTGCCATGAGATTCAGAACATTGGCGCTTGTGAGACTTACTCTACCCGCTATCTCTGGACAGCAGCCCTTTGCATTGTCGAGCATGACGCACTGGATGCTACCACAGGCAAAAGCGAACCAGCGCCTCGCATTAAGTTTATTGATATAGAGCAACGAACTGAACTGCAGGGATTAATAGATATGACAGGAACCGATAGGAATCTGCTCTGCAAGCATTACAAAATTAACTCACTTGAAGAATTGCCACAGGACAAGTTTTCTGTGGTTAAAATTGCACTGGTCAAAAAAATAGTTTGACTTAGTTAATGGGGTTCATATACATTCGTAGATATAAGGAGAATGTATATGGCCCCGCCAAGAACCGACCCAATAAAACGTATTTTATCAAAAATTGAATATCGTGGAAGTTGCTGGATTTACACAGGAGGCAAATCTGGTGATGGATATGGAGTTGTCGGAATTGGGCGAAAAAGTTTTCGGGTGCATCGAGTAATGTTTGATAGATTTGTTCGGAGTTTACAAGACGACGAACTTGTTTGCCATACATGCGACACTCCAGCGTGCTGCAATCCCGATCATTTGTTTGCGGGAAGCCAAAAAGACAATGCCAGGGATCGAGAAAGAAAAGGTCGATCAAATAGGCCATTCGGAAAACATCACTGGAACTTCAAAGTTTCAGAAGATCAGAAAAATGAAATTATTGCAAGGCGAGGCAGTGGAGAAACGCTGAATGCCATAGCTAAAGATTACGATATTTCATTTCAGCATGTAAGCGCAATTTGTAAAAGGGATGATAGATATGGAACAAGGAACTGAAGAATGGAGATTAGCAAGGTGTGGAAGCCTTGGAGCATCTCAATTAAGTGAAGCTCTTGCAAAGACAAAAAGTGGATGGGGAGCATCTAGGGAGAATCTTAAAAGCAGAATGATAATTGAAAGGCTTACTGGCCTACCAGTGGACACATATGAAAGCCCATCAATGATATGGGGACGAACTACTGAGTCAGAAGCCAGAACCGCCTATAGCTTCGTTACAGGCAACGATGTGATTGAGGTAGGGCTGTATAAGCACCCGACCATTATAGGCTCCCACGCCAGCCCTGACGGGCTTGTAGGGGATGATGGGTGCATAGAGATCAAGTGCCCAAACAGTAGCACACACATAGAAGTGCTCAAAAACAATCAAATTGCACACAAATATATACTCCAAATGCAATGGCAGATGGCTTGCGCTGATAGGCAGTGGTGCGATTTTGTAAGCTTTGATCCACGGATGCCAGACAATCTATCGCTCTACATCCAGCGGATCGAACGTGACAACGATATGCTTGCAATTCTGGAATCAGAGGTTGCCGCATTTCTTGTAGAAGTTGACGTAGACGTAAAAGCGTTATTAGATTTGGGAGCATCAAAATGACACAGAACGAAAGAATATACGATCACCTGTTAGCAGTTGGGCCAATTCGACCAATGGTAGCATTGCATGAGCTAGGAGTTTATCGCCTAGCATCGAGGATTAATGATCTGCGAAAGGCTGGGCATAAGATTAAAACCAAAAAGGTCGAGGTGGTGAATCGCTGGGGCGAATCCTCTTACATCGCTGAATATAGTTTGGTGCTTGAAGATGCTGCCTAATCGCATTGCCAAAAAGCCTAAGCGTTCATCGCGCTGGCGATCACAGGGGCACTTAAACTTCATTCGATCATTCCATTGCTCAATAGATGGTTGCCAGCAGATGCCAATCGAATGCGCTCACGTTCGCAATGGTAGCGGTGCAGGGATGGGGCAAAAGCCAGATGATTGGCGAGTAGTCCCATTATGCCGCGAACATCACGGCCAGCAGCATACAGTTGGTGAGCAGACGTTCTGGAAGGGGATAGACGTTGAAGCTCTGATTGAAGCCTTCTGCAAAGCCAGCCCAAAGGCGCGTGAGATTAAAGAGGCTCAAAGCCAATGAGTGATTTGCTTCTCTATCGCCGCACCTTAGATGGATTTGTGCCATTTAGCGACGAGGCTAATGATTACTTTTCTAAAATTAAATTGGGTGAGGTTTGTGAATTAAGAGGCAAGCACATCCGAAATGAAAAGTATCATCGCTTGTTTTTTGTAATGCTGCAATTGATAAGCCAAAACAGCAATCCGCACATCTCAACAAAGGCGGCAAAGCACTTTGCTAAAGTTGCCACTGGAACGGGTGAGGTTGTTACAGATAGCAGAGGCAAGAATCACTTTGTCCCTGGAAGCATATCATTTGCTAAAATGGGCCAAGAAGATTTTGAGGCATTTGTGCAGACTGCCATTCCAGCTTTAGTTGGGCGCTTTATGGTCGGCACTGCTCCTCAAGATATAATCAATGAAGCCATGAGTTTGGCTAAATAATTTTAACGGAGAAAGAATATGAGTGATACGAATGATGATATGCTGCGCTTATTGATCGAGCGCATTGAACGCCAAGAAACAGAAAAAAAAGATATATCTGATAGCATTAGAGAGATTTACAGCGAGGCAAAGGGACACGGATACGATGTTAAAATCCTTCGCGCTGTGATCCGCCTACGCAAGATGGAAAAGAACGAACGGGCAGAATACGAAGTCCTGCTTGAAACATACATGAACGCATTGGGAGGTTAAGCCATGACACAGCAAGTTATAATATCAGGAAACGTAGGCAAAGATGCAGAG